CATAACCGTCATCGTCAGAAGCCTGATTGCTTCCGGTTTCCATCTCGTAATCAGCCATTACCCCACCCCTTGAAATTAATCTTGGCAGTCTGCGCAGCCGCAACCTTGGGCGCAAACATCGCCATCATCAGCGAGTCCCCCATGTTGGGAGATGGCAGTTGATATGGCTTCTTCGCCATTTCAATCTTGCTCATGATCTGTATCTTACCATTATTGTTACGCTTTAAGGGAATACGGCAAACCTCTGCCCTGAGCTGATCTATGCTTTCGATACCAGATGACAATGAAATCATGTCATCTGGATTGATGTATCGCTTCTGCCCTATGGCTCTCCACGTATTCTCAAACCGCTCACGCAACTTCCACCAATACTGCGCACGCTTGTTGAAGAATGTGTCTCGGTTGGTCTTTCTCTGTTCCTTGTCATCGGCATAAGTCGAGTCAGGATTGTCAGGTGTCTCACTACCCCGGAACATCCACCACTGCATCCGGGTGCCTGTTAAAGCCTGTTCAACCTGGCGCTTTAAGCTAATCCCCATGCCGTCACAGTCCCATACAAACCAGTCTGCCCCAGCCTTACGGGATTCCTCCAGCGCCCAATCCATGCCCTCGTTGCTGTCGCCAGTGATCTTTTCAGACACCTGCAACACAACCGATCCCCTGCGGATAGCCAGACCCTTAGTGTCTCCACCTTCATCGCTTGGGTCATGACTTGCAATGATTGCGCCTTCAGGTTTAAAGCCTAGCTTCTCATGGGCATCAATGGCAGCATCAAACCACTCTACAGGGATAATACAATCCTCAACCTCATCGTAGTATTCTCCTAGCCAGATGTGACGATACAAAGCAGTCGACAGGTTGGTTTCGTCATATGCTCGTTCCTGCTCTAACACATCAGGGAAAAATGGGTTGTCGTTGTAGTTAACCCAGATGACCATGTGCAGATCATCTTCGTAATACTTGTCACGCCTTAATTCCTTCTCCCAAGGCTTTATAAATCTTTGCGAGAATACGTCACTGGAATGCCTTGGGTTGCCAGTCATCCAGATTTCAGAGTCATCGGTTCGGAGAGTAGGAGTCAGTGCTTTGAGAGAATCGAAGCTGATTGTCTGGGCTTCTTCCACCCAGAACCGCTTGAACCCATGCATAGACTTGATGCCTTCAGGGTTCCTTGCTAGACCGCGAAACTTGAAAGCATCCTGCCCGCCATGCTGGATTGATGTAGCTTGAGCCTTAAAGCCGGTCATGCCCAGCCTGTCCATCTCGGCAGTCAAGAGAGCATGAACCGAGTCATCCATCGAGTTTTGATACTCTCGGAAGCAGGCTGTTTTGATTCCCCTTGTCTGAGCGTCCATCAGGCAGATATCACCCACTGACTGGCTCTTGCCTGATCCCCTGCCACCGATAATGATCTTGAACCGCTTGGGCTTCTGAACCAGCGGCAAGAGCTTTCTGGGGATGGTCATCTCAGGCATCGACTACCTTTACCGTCCATGTAGTATCAGTCTTGATCGGGCCACCATCTGCGCCGGTCTGCTCTACTCGGTCGTGATATCCATGCTTGCTTAACACCAGCTTGGTAATCGCAGCGTTAAATTCGCCAGTTAGCCCCTTGGTAATCAGCACTTGCTGCTGTTTTGCCTTGAGTTTTGCTAACAACCCAAAAAACTCCGGATTGGACTCACAATCCCAGTTGTAAACGGTTGGTTCTGACACCTCGCACACAACAGCAAGACCAGCGGCAGACGGGATAACATCTCCATAGTTTTCAAAGTGTTGGAGATAATCGTTGGCCCTTTCAAGTATCTCGGGAGTTAGCTTAGATGGTCTGCCGCCAGCCATTATGCTTTACTCTTTTTCTTTTTGGCCTTTCGAGCCACATCAAGAGCAATGGCGACAGCCTGCTTCTGGGGCTTTCCTGAAGCCATCTCGGCTTTAATGTTAGCCGACACTGACTTTTTGCTATAGCCTTTCTTCAATGGCATGTACCGTCCTCCCATGATTCCCAGAGATTATTCAAACCACGGTATAAGCATGGCTGGTCAATCTCGGCTTATTTTGCTGTCTCGATAATTAGCGTACACAATACGCACAGGATTATATCATTCTATCATGCCGACTTGTTTTGGGTCAGCTCATGGTCTGTGTCACCCCTCTATCAGGGCAGCTCGATCACAGGGCACAGATCGTTGTACGCAGCACGCTCTTGCTCGGTCTTGAACCTGCGCTTTACCGCGCCTACCGATACCCCTGTGCAGACTGTCCAAAGGGCCGATTCAAGCACCTGATCTGATGCGTCTGCTCCATGTTCTGCCACGCCTGATTTGAACGCGCTGAATTCTGCGCATCCCTGCATCATCAGCAGGACAATGGCAGTGAATACAACCAAGAAGGCTTTGAAGTTAGGGCTTGTCATTTTTATCTCTCCATCTTGCGAATAGCTGCGAATAGATACTAACTCCAGCCCACCGCCAGAATCGTGATACCCCACCACCGTTGGCTTTGAGGCAGAACCGGAAGTAGCTGTCGGCCAGCTTTCGGCAGCCCCAGGGGATCATCCTAGCATTGGTCAGTAAGCAAAAAGCATCATGTGCCGCGCTCGCTATGACCATGGGGGGGGTATCTATTGCATAACTACCAAAGTCCCACGTATATCCCGCGTCCAGCGTTAAAATTCCATCAGCATCAAGGCCGATTCTGTCTAGCTCTACGTCATAGCCGTATATTGGGGTGCCAAACTGGATAATTTCACGCAGCAGACCTAACTTGCCGCCGTTGATTAGCTGGTAATCAATGTGGTCAGGGACGTACAACTCATCCATTGCGCATAGCCTCGGCCAGAGTTTGGGCGCGTTTACCTACCTGCTTTGCCCACCTTGAATTGAGCATTTCAGTAGCGGCCTTGTGGTATTCCTTGAATTGCAGGGCTTGCCACATATTGGCGAACCCCTTTAATCTCGGGCCTCCCAGGTTGAAACACATCTCGACCAACACATTCTGCCGGGTGTCGTTGTGGTTTTTCCAGCCTGCAAACATCCGATCCATTTCAGAAATAGCCTCTGCAATATCGTCCTGCAATATCTGCTCAATGGCTGCTTTTGAAATGGGTTTTTCGAGGTTGTGCCCTACCCCGATGGTCAAAATACCTACAGAGTCCTCATATGGCAGGCTGCGCACCCCTTCGTGTAGCTTCAGTGATGCAGCCAGCGTTGCCTGGTTCACTTATCGACCTTCCCTTCCATTTTATCCACAATCTTCGACAACATGGCCTTCATTTCGCGTATATCGTTCCTATAATCTTCCTTACTAACGTATTGTTTCGGCATGTCCCGCACGTCTTTGTCGAGCCGGTCAATCAGGGTAAAAACCCTGTTCAGCATCCACCCGCCTAACGCGCCAACTATTGCAATCGTAACATTGATGTAGAGTTGGTATTCCATGCCATTAAAACCCTTGCAAAATAGGGGCTGCTACCCTTGCGGGAGGTGGAGAGGGAGGAAACCACCGTTTAGCAGCCGGAAAATAGACGTTCAAAGCCTCATTTAATCACAAAAAATACTCTTTAGCTGGCAGTGTGTCAAACTGTTTGTGCAGTGTTACGCTGCGCTTGTTCTTGTGCGTTCGTTTACCCTCACATGCAGGGCAACTGCCGTGATTCCGGCAACTTGCATCAACCGCCTTGCTGCCCCGGTATGGCCTGCGCTTTTCCTTGCCGCTGGCTATGGCCTTGTCCAGTGTCACTTTTGCGTCCTCAGCTTCTCCAGATACCAAGCGGCCTTGGCTAAATCCTGCTCTGGGTTGCCCTTGTCCTCGCACCTCCAGATATACTTGAACGCATTTCCCCGCAGATAGCCTTTAAACTCACTGGGTGACAATGCCGCCTGCATTGCATCAATACACTCCACTCCGCCGCTAGCGTAGTGCTGGGGGCGCTGTACGGGGTCAAACCCTGCCGATCCGACATGCACCCGCCCATGCACCCGGCAATCCTGTTTGCTGACAATGCTGCAATTGCATACACCTTCGATCATAGCCGCCCCTATTTAAGTTTATAAACCCGGACCCTGCCGCCCGTTCCTGTGTCCCGCTTTGCCGCCATTTTCACCGCATCTTTTGCGGATAATCCGCAGTCCATCGCCGTAATCGCG